CGATGCCATGTTCAGTGGTAGCGAGTTGTCAGAAGACTTTAAAGAGAAAGCAACTACCATTTTTTGAAGCGGCAGTTGTTGCTCAAGTAAATGAAGCCGTTGCAGACTTGGAAGAACAATACAACACTGCTCTTGCAGAAGAAGTGGTTCGTATTGAAGAAGAGATTACAAGCAAGATTGATCAGTACATGGACTATGTTGCTGAGCAGTGGCTTGAGCAGAACAAGGTTGCCGTTGAGGCATCTTTGAGAACAGAGATCACAGAAAGCTTCATTAGCGATCTGAAGTCCCTATTCGAACAGCACCACATCAACGTTCCAGAAGACAAATTCGAAGTCGTTGATGAGTTGAGAGATGAAGTCGCTAGCGTTCAAGCTCGCCTTGATCAAGTGATGGAAGAAAATATGTCTCTCAAGAAAGATTTGAACGAAGCTGCTCGTACAAAGATTCTTGCAAACGTTGCTGAAGGTCTTGCTGCCACACAAGCTGAGAAACTAACTGCTCTTTCAGAGGGTGTCCAGTTTGATACAGCTGATAACTATCGTAAGAAGTTGGAAATTGTAAAAGAAAACTATTTCCCTTCTGAGAAGCCAGCTGCTGGTGCTAAAACTCTAATGGAACAAGTAGAGGAAAGCAACGAACAACCAGCATCAGCGCCTGCTAATAGCCCAGTGTCATTCTATGCACAAGCTATTTCCAGAACGGTTAAAAAATAATTCTTTATAAATAAAAATATCCAACTTAACTACACAAGAAGGGGAATAAGAAAATGTACCTTAATGAAGAAATTCAACAGAAGTGGGCTCCTGTATTGAACCACGACGATCTTCCTAAGATCGAAAGTGCTCACAAGCGTAGCGTTGTCGCTACTTTGCTTGAGAACACCGAGCGTGCTCTTATGGAAGCTTCCGGCCAGGCTCCTGGCAGCCAAATGCTTACCGAGTCACCAATTCCCGTTAACAACGGTGTTGCTGGTGGTGCTGGTAACGTTTCAACGTTCGACCCTGTGCTTATCAGCCTGGTTCGTCGTGCAATGCCTAACCTGATCGCTTATGATATCTGCGGCGTGCAGCCAATGACTGGTCCTACCGGCCTGATCTTTGCAATGCGCTCACAGTACGCTAACACCACAGCTATGACTGGTGAGAACTTCTACAACGAAGTCAACACCGCTTACAGCTCTGTTGTTTCTGGCGCCAACACTCTTGGTCAGAAGCACGTCGGTGGCGTTCCTGGTTCTACCAGCCAAACTTCTAACCTCGCTTCTAGCGGTGTTTACAACTTTGGTTCTGGCATGTCTACAGCACAGGCTGAAGCTCTGGGTACTACAAGCAATACTGCATTCCCACAAATGGGTTTCAGCATTGACAAAGTCACCGTCACAGCTAAGAGCCGTGCACTGAAGGCTGAGTACACAATGGAACTGGCACAGGATCTGAAGGCAATTCATGGTCTTGATGCTGAAACCGAACTCAGCAACATCCTGACCGGTGAAATCCTTGCTGAAATCAACCGTGAAGTTGTACGTACAATCAACATCACCGCAACCCAAGGCGCTTCTTCAGGTACCACAACTGCTGGCGTGTTTGACCTTGACGTCGACGCTAACGGCCGTTGGTCTGTTGAGAAGTTCAAGGGTCTGATGTTCCAAGTTGAGCGTGAAGCTAACCAAATTGCCAAGGCTACTCGTCGTGGTAAAGGTAACATGATCATCTGTTCTTCTGATGTTGCTTCTGCACTTCAGATGGCTGGTGTTCTTGATTACGCTCCTGCTCTAAACAGCAACAACCTCAATGTTGACGATACTGGTAATACATTTGCTGGTGTTCTAAACGGTCGTATGCGTGTTTACATCGATCCATATGCAACTGGTAACTATATGGTTGTTGGTTATAAGGGTGCTTCTGCATTCGACGCTGGTCTGTTCTACTGCCCATACGTTCCGCTACAAATGGTTCGTGCTGTTGATCCTGACAGCTTCCAACCAAAGATTGGCTTCAAGACCCGTTACGGAATGGTTGCAAACCCATTCGCTGAAGGTTCTACAGCTGGTTTAGGTGCTCTAACCAAAGATAGCAACGTTTACTATCGTAGAGTCCTAATCGACAATCTAATGTAATTTATAAAAATTACAATATAAC